AAGCAACATACATATAGCTACGTCATGTGCAGATACTTTTTTACCTAAGTAAGCACTCCACAAATCAGAAATATTTTTATGATTTTCATATTTATTTCCGTAATCGCGTTGTCGTTGACCAGTAACAACTTTAGCCGCTGTATCTAAATATTCTCTAGTTTTCATCTTTCTCCTTTGTGTTAATAGACCGTAAATCATTTTGCAACAATTGTAAATCAAGTAGTAATATTTTCAACTGATGATCAACTTTTTCACGATTTAGTTTTGGTAACTCAGCACGTATTTTTTTTACTTGCTTTTCTGTTACATTGACCTGCTTCAAAGCAGTCTCTATTGTAAACATTAAAATGCCTCCGTAAATTCTCTGTCCGATTGTGATCGAACAATGTTTAAAGTATTTCTTGCACGCGTCATTCCCACATAGAATACGCGTCTTTCTTCATCTCTTTTTTTCCAATACTCTGCATCAGTCTTAAAAGATAAATCTGTTAGTAGCATAACATTATCTGCTTCACCACCTTTTGATCCATGTATTGTTGACAATTTGATCCGTGGTGCGCGTCTAATGTTTTCTTTACGACGTAAACACATACGTACATAAGTTCTTTTTTCATCTGGAATATTTTCTAGTGCTTTGAACCAGGGTAATTCTTTATCTATTTTTAATCCATAGTCTTTTGTTAATGCTTCATAAGTAAATAATTTTTCTTTATCAATATTCTTCATTGATTTATATTCTTTATCAACACCGGTTCCTGTTTTAATATAATTATAAAAAGCTTTTACTCTTTTAACATCAAGTGCTTTCCCTCTTCGTATATCTTCCCATGCAAGTATTGCTTCATGCACACGTTTATTAATAGATGTTCTATCTCCTCGCTCAAAGAAGTAACCATAAATTTTTAAATCTTCTTCTAACTTATCTAAACGATATCTATCTCTTGCAAGTATTAACCATTCTCCTTCTTTCATTTTTTGTAATTGTTCAACAGGATGTATATTTACTTGACCTTTTTCATCACGCGCTGTCCATTCTTTATCAACTCTATCTTCTATACGTTTAATAAGTTTATTAGCTTTTGCATGAATAGCTTGTGATAAACGATATGATTTATTTAAAATGGTTCTAGTTCCTTCCATATTCATTAAGTATTCTGGCCTTGCCCCTGCCCAACGATAAATAGCTTGATCATCATCACCTGCTACATAAACACGTTTTGCATTACTCACAACACGTTCAACCATTTTCCATTGTAACCAACTTAAATCTTGTGCTTCATCAATAATAACAACATCAAAACTTGGCATAAGGTCATAATGTTTTTTATTAAAATCAACAATCATATCTGTCATGTCATATTTATTTCTAGATCTTTTGTATTTAATTAATGCTTCATCAATATATTTTAATTTTAAAATACCGCCTGGTAGATGTCCAATACTTGGATCATTAAAAAAGTTTTCTGTTGTAAGTCCTCGTATCTTTGCACCATCAATGACTTGCATGAACACATCATCCGGAAAACTTGTACCATAAGCTTTAAAATTTTTATTTGGATTACTTAATTTTATTTGTAATTTATTTGATAGATGAGAATAATCATCATCACTCATAATGTTTTCTTCTTTTAAATGTAACTCTCTATATGCTAAACTATGTAGTGTACGAAAGTTCATAAAGTCTTTTGTATTATAATTTAATTGTGAAATAGCACGCGACAATGCTTCATCTGCTGCTTGATTTGTAAAAGCAAGATAGGCAATTTTATTTGGATTAACTTTATTTTCACGTAACTCTTTTTCTACAATACGTAGCAAGTGTGTCGTTTTACCTGTGCCTGGTGGTCCAAATATAATGTTTCTCAAAACGGTGTCTCCTCTCCCATGTCTGGTGTAGAAAACTCATCACTATTTTTTCTTAACCAAGGAACAAACCAAAGATAAGCTGTCTTACCTTTTATTTTTCTTCTTGTATCACCGCCACCTAATTTATTTCTAATGTGGGCAGCCATTTCAGTTGTACTAAAATCTTTAAAATCATTTCTTTTTAAAAACTTTTGTAACCATTCTGATTTAAAATAAGCAGTCATTTTTTTCACAGTTATTTCTCTTTCACCCTTATCATCTTTTATTTTATCAGTATAATCTCTTTGCTCAAACAAAGCTTTACCCATATCAATTTCATCGGCATGCTCTGCTTCTCCTTGATCTTCTAAAAATCTTTCTAATAAACTTTCAAATCTACCTGTCTTTGTAATTTCATGTGGCATTTGTATAACCTCAACATTATCTAATAACGATTGTAACCTACTATCCCAATCATTTGGTCTCATCATATTAGGCATGACATTTATTTCATTCATACAAGCACGTCTAAATTTATGTTGATCATACAACTGATCTGTTGACAATTTTAATCTTCTACCGTCTATATTTAAAAACCACGTTGATTCATCACTTTCATACTTTGTTAAGTCACTAACTTGATGTTCAAATGTATTACCCACACCGTATTGTTTACCTTTACAAATATTTAATGAACATACAGCACACATTGGTTGATCTTTACATTTATATTGATAATCTTTTTTCTCATGTTGTTTTATTGTTTTTAAAACTTGTTGTGCCGATAAAGGTGTTTCCATATATTTATAATTAAATTCTTCTATCTTTGCTGACCAATCATCTGGCCATTTCTTTTTTGCATACACGGCGTATTGATACAAAGTATTATCTCTCCCTCCAGGTGGTATTCCTTGTGACATCAATGTTGATAAACAAGGAGGTCCATCATTTAACTCAATGTCATTTTTTCTTTTAACTTTAAATTCTTTTAGATCTTTTTCGGACGTACAATAACGGTCATATAAAGAAAAGAAATTATCAAGACTACTAGCGCTACCATCGTCACTAAAGCCATGGCGCATAGAATCATCACCACCGTGATAGGGAAGATTAAGAAAGTTTCCAGTATCGCCACGATCCGCTTGTATTTCAATTTGCTTTGGAAATATTTCACAATTTGCATAACCTAGTTCTCCTGCCCATTCTTGTAATTTATCACGAATTAATTTCGCTTGCACGGGTTCTTTTAAAAAAATAAAAACATGTGCACCACCACTCTTTGATCTACACATAACCAAAGGTAAGTCTAAATCTCTTATTTTTCTTAATATTTTTTTATGATCTAATGGATATGTATCTATATCTATACAACCCCATGTGCATGTTGAATTATCTCTTATTGGTATAATACCAAGACTAGGATCTTTTCCCTCTATATGATCAATCCATAGTTGATCAGTAACAGGTTTTTTTAATATAAAAGCTTTACCACTAGCTTTACCATTTACTAATTGTCCATCACTTTTATACTGACCATAAGCGCGATCCAGTCCATAAAATATACTCTTAAACTTTTTTACTCTTTCTTCCATATACTCTCATAAATTAAAAGGGGCGGTTGCCCGCCCCGTGTTAGTTAAAAAGGAACCTTTTCATCAGTAGTAGTAGAAGAATCTTCTTCATACTTAACTTTAACTTCACCTTTATTCACGCTTTCAGCAAAACTTTTAGCGATATTGTAAAGGTTAGCATCCTCAAGTTGAGATTCTCTACTAATCTCCCAACCCCACCAATTACCCTTATCATTACCTTCTTTTGTAGTTTTAAGGCGATAAAAGTGACTGTAAGAGGGTGGAGTAAATAGTCCATTCTTACCATTTAATTTAAGATTAAGTAACATAGAGTTCCACTTTCTACTCTTTTTAAGCTGTGTAGCTTTCATTGTTATCAAAGCAGGAGTTGCATCTCCTTGTTCAGTAACAAGTAGTACATAGTGGTTACCACACGTTTCAACATAGTTTCCGTTTTCTAAACGGTCTTTGTTGTTTTCATCACGCGTAGTTTTTGTCAAGATGTCACTGGAAGCATCATAGACATTAATCGGTGCACCCGATCCTTGTCCTCTGTCAGCCCACTCAACGTATTGACGTTGATACGCACATGGTAGAACACGAATACCATTTGATCCATCATACAGATCATTAGTCACTGTATTATAAATCATTCCAGCTTTTGCGCCTTCTAGGTCTTCTAGTTCTGGTGATAACTGCATCAAGACTTTTAGTCTTGGTGTCGCTAAGTCATCTTGCGATATATTTTCAAGGCCGCTGTGCGCGTCCCCTTCCATTAAATCTAGACTTAGTGCAGGTAGTTGACTTTCTTCTTTTTTTGCAACATTAGCGTTTGCCATAATGTTTCTCCTTTTACGTTTTACTTATTTTTGTTTCGGCGCCAACAAAGACTCCGAACTTGTCCATCGGTAACTCACTTCCCTCATTTATTTGTTCTCTAACAAATGCTTTGAGAGTCATAGGTTCCACCCAGACCTTCTGTGTAGGTTCATAGCCTAATGAATTGATCTTGTCAATAAATTCATTTGCTGATGAATCTTCACCTTTACCGAACGTGGCAGATACTTGATTTTTAATCAAATCGCCATGTCCATTATCACGAAGCCACTTAAACGCTTCTTCGCGATATTTTACTGGAATAGAGGCTTGCACTAACTGTTTCACCTTTACAGATGAACCATCTTTTAATGTCAAACTTTCTAATCCTAATTCTGACATCTTTGCCGGAATTATTTCTTGTGACAATTTACGAGCCGCTTTTGCTTTTGCTTTTAACTGCTCTTCTAGTTGTCTTATTTCTTCTTCTAGTGACGCTTGTTCCGCGCACAAATCAGCCATTTCTTTTAAAGAATTATCACCAATCGTAGGCGTTTTTACATCACTTTCCATTTCGTCTAATAAGTTATTCATCAATTTCTCCTCTCTCATATAAATTAACTTCTACAGGATAGTACTTATATTCTCTTCTATCCCATTTTAAACATTTAAATCGACCGCGATTATTTGACGCAGCTATTGCACATGCAATACCTATAGCGGATGGATCACCCATTAATAATAAATAATCTTCATCATTAAAATTTCTTAATTTGTGTGTTAATCTTTTCACTGTTGGTCCAGTACTCAAAACCAATTGAGAACCTTCTGGTAATAATAATTCTAACTTACCAAACTTTTCAGCGCTAAGAATATTTCTACCCGATACTTCTTGTACTACATATACCGTCATACTTTCTCCTTTGCACCACATATAGCGATTGACAACATCTTTGGCAAGTGTTATTTAGCAATTAAGAATTATAGAAGGACTACATTATGGATTATAAGTTTAAAACAGAGCCATACGCTCATCAATTACACGCGTTAGGTGCCAGTCATAACAAAGAAAATTATGCTTTGTTTATGGAAATGGGTACGGGTAAATCTAAAGTATTGGTTGATAATATTGCTATGCTTTATGATAAAGGTAAAATAAATGCTGCTTTAATTGTTGCACCAAAAGGTGTGTATCGTAATTGGGAGCGACAAGAAATACCTAACCATATGCCAGAGCATGTACTATACAATGTAGTTACATGGTCGCCTGCTACAACAAAAAAACAATATGCAGAAAATACAAAATTATTTAAACATGGTGAAGAATTAGTTATATTCTTAATGAATGTAGAAGCATTTAGTACCAAAAAAGGTCTAACAATTGCTGAAAAATTTCTCTTCTCCCATTCTGCATTAATGGCAATTGATGAATCTACAACCATAAAATCACCAACAGCATCAAGAACAAAAAGCGTACTAAAACTAAGGAAATATGCGAAATATCGAAGAATATTAACAGGATCACCAGTGACAAAAAGTCCGTTAGATTTGTACACTCAATGTTATTTCCTTGATCCGTTGTACTTGGATTTTTCATCATACTACACATTTAAAAATAGATATGCGATGATGGTAGATCGTAATGTAGGCAGTCATAGTTTCAAATTAGTTACAGGGTATATACGATTAGATGAACTTAATGCTAAACTAGAAAAATTTTCATATCGTGTACTTAAAGAAGATTGTTTAGATCTACCTGATAAGGTTTATATGAAACGTAATATATCACTTACACCTGAACAATTAAAAGCCTACACAGAAATGAAGAAACATGCATTAACAGAATTAGAGGGCGCACAAACAACGGCGGCTAGTGCATTAGCACAATTAATTAGACTACATCAAATAACATGTGGTCATTTAGCAACAGATGATGGTGAAGTTAGGCCATTAAAAAATAATAGAATAAATGAACTACTAAACATATTGGAGGAGGTAGATGGAAAAGTTATTATTTGGGCGGTATACCGTCATGATATTAAAGAAATTACAAACGTACTTTCAGAAAGATATGGAGCGGACAGTGTGGAATCTTTCTTTGGTGACACTCCTGATAGCGAGCGCCAAGATATTGTTAGTCGCTTCCAGGATAGAGAAAGCAATCTACGATTTTTTGTTGGCAATCCTAGAACCGGAGGGTATGGTCTCACTCTCACTGCTAGTAATACTGTTGTGTATTATAGTAATAGTTACGATCTAGAAATACGATTACAATCAGAAGATAGAGCACACCGCATAAGTCAAACAAAGAAAGTAACTTATATTGATCTAATATCAGAGGGCACGATAGATGAATTTATTGTAAAAAATCTACGTGGTAAGATTAATTTAGCAACAAAAGTTTTAGGAGAAGACTTGAAAAAGTGGTTAATATAGTCTATATAATAACTATGGATGCCTTATGGGTCCATATAATCTTGCTTAAATAAGGAGGTTAATATGACTGAGCTAGATATACTACGTAACCATTTTCTTGGTTTTCACAATGACTTTTTTGATAGTTTCAGAAGAGTCTCAACTTATCCACCCTACAACATAAAAGAAAAAGATGACAAAGGTGTCATTGAATTTGCTGTTGCAGGATTTAATGATAATGATTTAAAAGTTGAAGTGAAAGAAAACACTCTTAATGTTCATGGATGTAAAGAGGATAAAGATTCTGATGAGTTTTTTCATAAAGGAATTTCGAATCGAAGCTTTACAAAAAGTTTTCAACTTCATAAACAGATTGTTATTGATGGTGCAAAACTAAAAGATGGTATTTTAAGTGTTAAATATCACCGTGAGATTCCAGAATCGGAAAAACCACGCACAATTGACATCAAAAAGGGCTAAATCCATTTAAACACTGTTTTTAACGCTCTCAGTGCAGAAAACAGGTTTTGTGGTACTTTATCCCTACCCAAGCCTGTTTTCTTTAAAATTAGCTATGTTATGAGATAAAAATTTTATAGAGGGCGTGTTAATTGATTGATATTTATCATTCCACCTTGACTAAGTCCTGGAACTCCTTCTTTT